CACGCCGTCTGTCTGAGAGACAGTCATGGTAATAGCTTTCTGTGTGTCAGGATGTTCTTTCATCTCGACCACAGTCTTGAGTTCAGCTTCCTCCAACGGGCGAATCGGCTTGAACGACAGCCTCGGCACTTCGCTGTTCTCGTCAAAAGACATTTCAGTAACAATGGCGATAGCAGGAGTGTTATGAGCCTGTAAGTATTTGGCATAAGCCTGAAGTGCCATCTTGCCACCATTCTCCTTCGGGTCACCAAAGATAGACGTGGCAGGCAACTGCAACTGATACACCTTATCGAGTTCACCTTCGATAACGACTGCGAGACGCTGTGAATAGCGGCAAGCACGTGAGTTACCTTGGCCGGAGCCTTTGATGTTCTGCTTGCAATCCATGCAACGATCAGACTGCTTACCATCACCTACTTCTTGAGCAGGAGTCTGTGTGTCGTTTGACCAACATGTCGGCGGTGCAACTTTATTTGGATCATACTCACCCGCGTAGTACGTACGTGCGAGGTGTGCGGCATCAACAATGACGACATTCATCTTGTCATCTTTACTGACAGAGACTTGTTCACCGTTAACCATCATGCGGAACTTACCGCCCTTGATGCTGATTCGGCGGTTTTGACCACCCCCGCCACTACCGCTTAACAAGTTATCGTTCGTGCTTTGTAGTGACTTGAATAGTTCGCTATTGGCAACGTCTGTGTTGCCTTCAAAGATAGATAGTTCTGACATTTCGCGCTCCTTAGAGGTCATCATCTAGGTCAAGGTTTAATTGAAGATCATCGACTTCAACAACTTCCTCATACGTCTCATCGAGTATGGGAGTTTCACTGACCATAGATTCGGTTTGTGGTTCGGGTTCTCCCGAGGTTAACGCATTGGCAACTGAAGATACAGAGAATCTGTATGTGTTCCCTACTTTGATATAGGTATCAGCCGGAATGTGTCCCTGCCTCACCCACGACCGAATCGTGGATACTGAAACAGTAAAGTGCTTTGCAAGTTCCTCAATCGGAACAAAGCGTTCGTTACTCATAGTTATCTCCTTACTTCCTTACGGAAATTACATATTCAGAATCCACGTTAAGACCTTTAGGCATCTTCTCTGGATTCTCCTCTAAGAACTGCTTTATGTTTGTTTGGTTCAGGCTCTTGGCAAAAAGTTCTGGCACGTTGTTTTCAACGACAAACTTGCCCATCGATTCCCAATCGCTTGTCCAATACTTTTGTTTTACTGACCGATAAAACAGTCCTTCAGAAGTGCGTACGCTTTCGGCACCTGTGTCTTCACAGTGCTTCAGCAATGCGTGTTTGATTTTCTCCTGTTGAAGTTTGAGTACATCATCCTGTTCGGTGAACTCAGCCTTCAATTCGGATCTGCGCGTTCTGATTTTCAGATAAGCACGCGTGAGCTTTTCAATAGGTATATCTGACATATACTTCTCCTTCCCTTCACATTGTTCACTTTATTGTTGTTTGGTGATCTAGTCAAGTATTTCTTGGTAAAGATCGATCATTTTTGTGTGAACGTCAATTCTATTATCTAATAACTTGTAAACTTGTTTTTCTACGCTAGAACCTTGCAACTGAATCACGGTACAAGGGTGTCTCTGACCTGACCGATGCACTCGGGCGTTGGCCTGTGCGTATGTTTCTAGTGAGCTTGTCGGCCCCCACCAAACCACTGTGTTTGCGGCTGTCAACGTGACCCCGTGTGCCGCCGATTGCGGTTGGATCACGAGAACGCGAGGGTTATCTTGCTCTTGGAACTGTTTGAATATATCGGTTCGACGCGGTGCAGGTACGTCGCCACGTATGACTTCGCACGTTATCTTGTCCTGACGCAACTTATCTGTAAGCAGATCGATCACGTGTTTGAACGGTGCGAACACCAGAACCTTCTGGCTACTCTCGTCGATAACCTCACGTAACACTTGATAGCGGTGCTTGATGTCGAACTCTAGTGCCTCTCCGGTATCGGTGTAGAGCGCACCAGAAGATATTTGCAGGAGCTTGTTCATGTTCACTGCCGCATTGGTACTTGTGATTTGTTCGCCTGCGGCCTGAATGACCATGCGGTTTCGCAAGTCTTCGTAGTATTTCTTCTGCTGTCGGGTCATCTCAACGTCGCGTTTAACGTACGTCATCTCCGGCAGATCAAGACACTCGTCCTTGGTAAATCGGATCGCGGGTTGCAATGCGTTGTGTACAGTTGTTGTGGCAGTTTCTTTTGGTATCCACTTAAAGTTCGTCACTTTGTACATGACCTGATCGCGGAAAGAACTGAAGAACCTCGGTACTGATGTTGGGTTAACAAGTTTAGCTAAACCATACGCATCTAAGGGGGACTGTGCGGCGGGTGTGCCCGTCATCATCCATAGCCACGTATTCGGCGTGACTAGGCGGTTTAAGCATTTCCATCGTTTTGTCTGCACGTTTTTATAGTGGGTAGCTTCGTCAACAATAATGAGATCGAACCCACCATTGGCGATAGCATCCTCAACAATCTCTACGCCATCGTAGTTGATGACTACAAAGTCTGAATCACTGTTGATGATCTCTCTACGCTTGGCGGCAGAGCCGTAGGCTACCGATACTGTTCGGTGCATCGCAAAGGTAAACAAGTCATTACGCCATGCGCTGTCCATGATAGATAGCGGGCAGATAACCAATGTACGGTTGACACGCCCTTCCTTCATCAAGAAGTCAGCCGCCCAGATAGCACTTGCTGTTTTACCTGTGCCCTGCTCGTTGAAACAGAAACATTTTTTGTTGAGTGTCAGAAAAGACGCTGTTGATTTCTGATGTTTAAACGGCGCGTATTTGCCCGTCCATTGATACCGCCCCTCGATAGGTGACGGTGCCGATATATCTAAATTTCTTAGTACTTGCACTTCATCCATTCCCCAATTTACAAGCACTTTGTTGTCTGTTAACTCACGGCTTTTGGGAATGATTGTGGTTACCTTCTGCGGGTTTTTCAGTCTCAATAGCAATGCTTTGTCGTCAACAATCTGCAAAGTGCTTTCTCCTTACACACGTTAAGAGCGCAAAGTGGGTGTCCACAATGCGCATCTCGCTTTTATGTTAGGGAATTCCCTAACTTATTTTTTCTTTGGTGAGCTTAGTCGTCCACCTGCCGCACGATTCTTCGCGCGACTCTGTACAGTATACCCGTCTTTGTTAGAACCGCCACGGGCTAACGGCTTTTTATGGGCAATATCTTTGCCCTCGCGCTTATCGGCCTTGCCGTTCTTGTTAGCGTCTTTACCTGTCTTGTCCACCTTGCGGCGGGCGCGTTGACGTTCCATGCGATCTGCATGTTCGCCACGCTTCTTCTGTTGCTCGTACTCTTTTTTGTACGGGCGTTTCGATTTAGTGTATGGCATCAGTGTCTCCCGTTATGCGGGCACTCGGTAATCGGACAGTGACGTTTACACAATCCGCTTGGGTGCGCGTTCCATACATCATTGTTAGCCGCTTCCTCCATGCGATGGTAGTCAGCCAACCACTTGCCCCACAGTATACTCTCTTCTTCGCGGGTGTACTTCTCTGTGATAAGTTGTTTACATACGGTGAACAACAGCCCAGCGTTAACTCGGTCTATCTCTGGGAAGTGCTTGAATACTGCAAGTGCCATCAGTTCTAGCTGACCTTTGTCGGCATACTTCGCTGACTTACCTGTCTTGTAGTCAATGATCCATGCGAGCTTCTTGTCTTTATTTAATATCACAAGATCAGCAATGCCCCTGTACCAGACGTTCTCGTCTTTGAATCCGCAGGGTTCAAGGTTCTCCGTGAGACCCATCTCGTATTCGCATAGCTTTTCGCCTTCCTTTGCGATCAACGAATCGATAGCGGCTTTCATATACCAGAATCGTTCTGGCAGGGGTTTGCTGTCTCGTACATACTCCTCGGCGGCGAGGTGTGCCTCAGTGCCGTAGCGCATCGCATCGGTCTCAGGTTCGCTGTAGTCCTTGGCTATCTTCAGGTGATAGAACTTCTTTGGACATTGCTCAAAGGACTTAATACGACTAAACGACCACGGCTTGATACTCATTTACATTCCTTTAAGTTTGAATAGGTTTTTAACTTAGTTAGCTTGCGTGCGCTTGCTCGTTCAACTGCATCCCACGATATAAAATCATACTTATGCAAAAGATCAACCATACACATTAGATCACCAACTTCGTCTTCCAAGTCTTGACGCTTGCCGTTGTACGCACCAAAACGAATTATTTTTGATGCGGCTTTCTGTACTTCGGCACACTCCTCCATGAGTATTGTCAGAAGTTCTACTTCGTCGTGATGTATTCTAGAGAAGTTTTCAGGTGTCTTGTTTATGAAACCCTCCATCACTCGCACTCCTCATAGGCTAAGATTCGCGCCACGATTTCTCGTACACGCTCGCTTTCATCGCCCTGCATCATAACAAGTTGGGCTTTCGGTAAGTCTCTGTTGCATACCGCCAAGAACCGTTCGGCCTCAGACGTACTGTTCGCCATACGTAACAACTGATTTATCACCAAGTCATGCAGTGCGGGGTGCGGGTCAAACCCGACAGCCCACGTATCCAGTTTATCTCCAAGGGGAAACGACTTTTCAGGCTCATTAATCGTTAAGACATCCTCGACGTTTAGCCGCATCACTCGCACTCCCCGTAGGATTTACCCACGCCTGACTCACAGTTAATTGGCAGACCTTCAGCCCAATCGGGTGTCCACCGCATACACTGCTCGATATACCCACGTGCTTCTTCGACTTCAGACTCCGGTACGCAACATGCAATCGAATCATGTACTGTTAGAACAACGTTATAACGTTTTGAAATCTTTAGCATCTGCTCACCGATGATACAACGTGCGATACCTTGGCATACGTTTTCCACAACCTTCCCACCATAGATGTAGTTTCGGCCTCGTCGCGTCTTGTAATCGAATTGGTATCCCTTGTCGGTTTGTTCTGCCTTCAAGTCG